TAAAGCTATTGAGGAAACTAAAACAGCTTTAACTAAGTTAGAGAACGAAAGAGCTGGTATGATCTTGGCTCATGATGCTAAAAGAGACGGTGAACAAAAAGCTAGAGAACAAAAAGCAAAAGAGGCTAGAGATAAAGAAGAAGGACTTCAAAAAACACACCTTGAAAAGGTAGGCGATCTCCAAGATAAGTACGGTGAGTTAATGATCACCGACGAAGATGCTAGAACTTTAAGAACACTTGAGAATAAACAAAAGAAGGAAAGAAGTGAACTCCAGATTCTAATAGATAGTTACGCTAAAAAGAAAAATTTAACCAAATCTGAAGAAGCAACTCTTAAGGTTTTAAGAGATGAATTTGCTGCTTTAACCCTTTTACAAGCTAAAGAAACTGAAGATAAAAAAGCAGAAATAACTAAAAAAGCTGCAGAAAAAGTTAAAGCAGATTACAAAGAAATTGCTACCACAATAAGTGCGGCTGAAAGAGATCAATTAATCCATGATTTACATGTCAAACAAGCGCTAATAGCTGCAGCTGCTAATGCAGAAGAAGAAGCTTTAAGAGCAAAAGGTAAATTTACAGAACAATTAGAAAAAGAAGCATACGATAAATCTATTGCATTACTTTATGATGTTCAAGCAAAGAGAGGTGAAATAGAAAAAAAGTATAATGATGGAAGATTAGCAACAGAAAATCTTTATAATAGAATCCAATTAAAGGGGGCTTTAGAAGCTGCTCAAAAAGAAGCTGATGTGATCTTAACATCTGATAAAACTACCGCAGCCGAAAAAACAGTAGCAAGGGAAGAACTTGAAAAGAAGTTATTAAAAATCCAAATAGATAGTTTACAAGAACAAATTGACCAAGGTAAAAAATACGGTTTATCAACAATAGATCTAGAAAAAGAACAAGTTGAAAAAAAGAGAGAACTATATGCTGAGGATACTAAGAATAATGCAGAAGCTTGGTTAGAGAAAAATAAGGTTGCTCTTGAAACAATAGCAGGAACACTTCAAGCACTAACAGCATCAATAAATGCTGCAGCTGAAATTCAAAAGTATCAGAATCAAGTAGCTTTAGAAGATACTAAAGCTAAATTTGACGGGGAGGCAAAAATATTAAAGGACAAATATGACTTCGATATAGATCAAGCTGGACTTACTGCAGATCAAAAGGAAGCAATAGAAACTGACTATGCAAATGCAAGTAATGCAATAGAATTTGATAGAGCAACAGAAAATTATAAAAGAGAAAAGGATGGATTCGAAAATGGTAAAAAGGTTCAGTATGCACAAGCAATTATAGCAGGTATTCAAGGTGCTTTGGGAGCATTTAGCTCACTTGCACCTATCCCAGTTGTTGGGGTAGCTTTAGGTATTGCTGCAGCAGCAGCTGTTGCAGTAACTACTGCTTTCCAATTAGCTACTATTAGCAAAACAACTTATAGTGGAACCGCTCCGGTTAAACCTAAAAAGGTAGTAGCAGGCGGTGGCGGAGCAGCAGGTGGTGAGGGATCTTCAGGATCTAAGTTTGCTGAAGGGGGTTTGCTTACTGGACGTAAACACGCAGAAGGTGGAATACCATCAGCATTCGGCCAACTAGAAGGCGGAGAATATGTGGTTAACCGTTCTGCTACTGAAGCTTTCATGCCGTTATTAGATAAGATAAACGGAATGGGCAAAGGTTCAGGAGCACCTAATAATCTAAGTGTAGTTGGAGAACAAACCATTCCTGCCCCAGCACCTATCATTAAAACCTACGTGGTTGCTTCAGATATGACTAACGAACAAGAAGCTAACAGACGTCTTGAACAAATAGCAAGATTGTAAAAAACATACTTAATAACATGGAAAAGAGAATAATTGATTTAGAAATCATAGACGAGTTAGAAGGCTCGGGAGTAGATGCCATAGCGCTAGTGGATTCACCAGCTATAGAAAAGAACTTTATGTACTTTAAAGCTGAAGAGTTTGTTGAACCCACTTCTGGAGAAAGCCAATCTGACTATATGGGCAGATGTGTACCAGTTTTAATCGGAGAGGGTAAGGATCAAGATCAAGCAGTTGCTATCTGTATCTCTACCTATGAGAACATGGCATTGGTTGACAATGTTATAACTTGCGATGTGTGTGGTCATTCATGGAGTATAGCAGATGGTGGTGACGATATTTATATCTGTCACAAATGCGGTCATGATAACGAAATGGAAATTATGAATTTTGAATCCTTAACTGACTATCCGGAAGCTGCAAAAGAAAATGCTAAAAGAGCATTAGCTTACGCAGAAGAGAATGGTTGGGGTGATTGCGGTACAGCAATCGGTAAAGCCAGAGCAAACCAATTAGCTAACGGCGAACCAATTTCAATTGAAACTGTAGCACGTATGGCTTCTTTTGAAAGACATAGACAGAATTCTAAAACACCATATGGCGAAGGCTGTGGTAAACTAATGTGGGATGCTTGGGGAGGTGACGAAGGAGTTGCTTGGGCACAGAAAACTTTAGAAAGTTCAAGAGAAGAATTCGAAATTAATACTGGTGGACTTGCTCCTTACACAAACCAATCTGGACCGCTAAAAAGAAAAGCAGTCTTAGGAGAAGAATTTGCATCAGAAGAATATCCAACCATTGAAGAAGCAGTAAAAAGATCTGAAGAACTAGGACTTAAAGGAGAGATACATTCTCACGCAACAGATAATGGTTTTATCTATATGCCTGGAGCATCTCATGCAGATCTAGATAAAGCTTTGGCAGCATTAGAAATGGCTTTTGCAGAAAGACCAATCTCTAGAATACCTAAAGAGGAAAGAGGCAGAACTGGTTCTGCTAAAAACAAAGAGGGTGACACTAAAACATCTAGAGGTGGTATAGAAGTTTCACAAGAAGTTGAGAGCACGCTAAAAGATAAGATTAAAGAGCACAACGAAAAGAACCCACAAGATAGCCAAAAGGCAGATCTAGGTATGCTTAAAGCAGTTTGGAGAAGAGGAGCAGGAGCTTATTCAGTTGGAACACCAGGTAGAAAAGGTATGGGCAGAAACCAATGGGCTATGGGAAGAGTAAATGCTTTTCTTAGAATCTTATCCGGATCTGCACCTTCTGATAAAGACTACAAACAAGATAATGATCTACTACCTAAATCACATCCTAAACATTCTGAACAAAAGATGAGTAAGTATCTTTTTGCCGATGAGGATAAGAAAGAGATAGTTGCTATTGCTATGGTGCCCGATATGGAGATACCTAGAAAAGATAAAGATGGTAACATTTACTTTGTTAGATTCTCTAAAGAAGTAATTGCTAAGATCGCAGAGAAATACATGAGAGAGCAAAGATTAGCAGAGAACAATATCCAACACGTGGATTCTGAAGATGCAGGAAGTTATATTTTTGAATCTTGGATAATAGAAAGTGCAGACGATAAAGCTAATACCGTTTATGGACTAGACGCACCAATAGGCAGTTGGGCAATTAAGATGAGAGTAACTAACCTAGAGACATGGGCTAAAGTTAAGGCTGGTGAACTTCGCGGATTTTCAATTCAAGGGAATTTTTTAGATCAAGATGAATATGAAGCTTATGTTAAGGACAAGAAAATGTACACTGACTTAGTCAGTCTTGTCAGTACTCTTTAATCCTTTTATAAACGGTGCTATCACGAAGAACACTACGTATAGCACCGTTACTAATATCCATTTATCTTGCATGATTAATATTGTACGTAAGTTATTTTATGTATAAATTCAGTTGGCATAAATGCACCAGCCCTTTGTTGGCATAAGGTATTCCATGTCATTAACTCCTGGATTTCTCCTAAAGTTAATCCAGGGTAATCTTCTTGTAACTGCCCAAGATTTCCATCATAATCATTTAACCAATCACTAATAGTATCATCGTCAGTAATAGTTTGGCCGTATGATGGTCGATTAAGATTTTTTTCTGGAAACATCTTGTATTTTCTAGATATTTCAATTGCTGCTTTACGGTAAACCTCATACCAATCTCTTGTAATTGCACAATTACCTTCTGAGTTAATTGAGATGTCAGTAAACTTAGGACTAAAATACTTATTGTTTTTAGTTTTTTCCTTTAGACTGTTCATAGTGTCTAATGCGTAATCCATTTTTTCTTGAGTTTTCATATCTTTATTTGTTATTGATAAAGCAAATGTAAGATCAGATCCCGGGTAAAAAAAATAAAACTAAGGAAATGTCAGTTATTTTCAAAACTATATTTAGTCCTATACGCCCAATTTCCAATAAATAAAAATAAATAAAAAAGTATGTTTAAAGAAAAACTAAACCAAATCAAAGTCATATTAGGACTTGAGGTTAAATTAGCATCTGACAAACTGATCGACGGAACCGCAGTAGAAGCTGAAGAGTTTGCGCCAGGCTTTCCGCTATTTGTAATAGCAGAAGATGGAACCAAATCTCCAGCACCAGCAGGAACTCACGAAACAGAATCAGGTCTAACAGTAGAGGTTGATGCTGAAGGCAAGATCATCTCTGCAGAAACTAAAGCTGAAGAAGAAGCCCCAAAGGTGGAAGTCGAAGTGGAAGCAGCAGCAGAAGATACGATCGTAGAATCAGAAACTCCGAAAGAACAAGCAGCTAATCAAGCAGCAGTAGGTGAAGTTATGAAAAAGCTAGTAATGGCTTTGGAAGAAATTTCTACTGAAATGGCTTCGATGAAAGCTAAAATGGCAGAAATGGAATCTAAGTATGAAAAATTCTCTAAAACTGCAGGTGCTACTAAAGCTCCTAAAGTAACAAGAGGAGAATTCTCTTCAGACAACGATGCATTAGACGCTAGAATTGCAACAATGGCTAACTTAAAGAACGAAGGCTTCTTTAAGAAATCATAATTAAAACTAAAAAAAAAACAAAAACAATAATCATGGGATTTAATTTAACTACCCTTAGTACCTTTAATCTAGAAGATTCAGGTATTCTAATTCAAAAAGCCGTTCTAGGAGCGGACCTTATGCAATACTGTGACGTACGTCCAGGATATGCTTCTGCAACAGTTTCTGTTAACGTATTAGGAATGACTGCTGGTTTCACTGACGCTGCATGCGGATGGACTTCAGCTGGTTCTACTAACTTTACACAAATTTCTGTAGACAACTCAAAATACAGCTGGAAACAGTCACTTTGCTTGAATGAGCTTAACGACTACTGGTTGTCAACTCAATTGGATGCTTCTGCATACGGTGAGAGACTTCCTTTCGAACAGCAAATCGCTGATCAAATGATCCTTGAGACTCGTAAATACGCAGAGAGCATCTTAGGAACTCAAATCATCAGTCAGTTAACTACTGCAAACGGTGCAGCAGCAGGACCTACAGGAGCTTGGACATCAGCTAACGCTTACGATAAAGCTATCGCTACTATCGACGCACTTCCTTTGGCAGTTGCTTCAAGAGACGATTTAACTATGTTAATGTCTTACGCAGCTTTCCGTTACTTACAAACTAACATCGTATCTCTTAACTTATACCACTACTCAACTGGTCAAACAACTGGTACTGGTTTAGGTCAATCAATCATCATCCCTGGAACTAATGTAAAAGCTATTCCAGTTGGCGGTTTAGGTACTAGTCCAAAAGTATACTGCGGACCAGCTAAACACATGATCGTAGTATGCGGTCTAGTTGATGACACTGAAAGAATTCAAGGTTGGTGGTCACGTGATAACCAAGAGATCAGAATGATTTCTGAATTCTCAATGGGTATCGGTATCATCGCTTCTGAATTCGTTTACACTGCTGGAGCATAAACAGTAAAATTTATGGAGCTAGAGTAATCTAGCTCCTTATTAAAACATAAAAAAATAAAAAACTAAATAATATGGCTTGTAATTTAACTTCCGCAATAGCATTAGACTGTATCGACAGTATTGGTGGACTTAAAGTAGCGTATATTGGAGTAAACGTAGTAATCGCATCTACATCTTATGATGCTAACAATCAGATTACTGGTATGACCGGTACCACTGGTTCTTTCTTCGAATACGAACTTCCAAAAGATACTGCTTCTTTCACTGAAACTTTCAACATTTCTAACACAAACGGTACAGCATTCTACGATCAAGCTATCACGATCAACGTTCAAAAACTATCTGCAGAGAAGAGAAATCAATTACTTCTTTTAAGCAGAAATAGAGATATCAAAGTTATCTTCCAAGATAATAACGATAACTACTGGTTAATGGGTAAAACTCGTGGTGGTGTAATCTCAGCTGGTACTTCAGTAACAGGAGTTGCTCCTGGAGATGCTAACCAATACAGCATCACTATCAGTGCTCAAGAGCCTGATATGGCTTATGAATTGACTTCGCTTTCAGCATTGTCAGGCTTTACTATAGTAACAGCTTAATTCATCTAAAGCAAAAATTGAAAAGGGCTAGGAAACTAGTCCTTTTTTTATGTCATATTTCTTGTAATCATATTTAGTATTAAATACTTCTTTTTAAGGATGATCAATCTAGAGCAACTTGCATCAAATGAATTCGTAATTTATGCTAATACTATCGATAACGATGTACAGGAATTTGGTGATTATTTTTTAATAGGTTTCCAATCTGGTTTTACCAAAGAATGGAGCTATGTTATTCCGTTTGTACTAGTTAGAAACACAAGATTCCTTAAATTTGAAATCACTTTAGTAGCAAATATCTCCATAGAAGATCCCTCAAATGGGGAGATTTATCTTTCTCCATCAGGAAATTGGGACTATAAAATCTGGAATACAGATTATGCTACATTAGATCCAGCAATCGGTACTTTAATCGATAGCGGTCAGATGATCTTAAAAGATCAAAATCCACAAGAAGTAATTTTTGAAATTTTTGCTAGTGCAAATGAAGATCTTCAGTCAGTTATATTTGTTCCAGCAACTGGACCAGACGAAACTGTTGTTTATCAATCTAATAACGAAGGTCTTCAATCTTACGTTTATTATACTTCTAATGGAATATGGAACAACACAAGTAACGTTCCAGAAGCAGATCAGAACGAATGGGAAGAAAATGTATAATAGCTACAAAACATATTTAATAAAACACACACCTAATAATGGCTGATTTAACCGGTAATAGAATACAAAATACCTACGGAGGAATACTAAATATAGGTTCTCAAGGAGTTTCGGGTACACTTCAAACTGTAACAGATGGCTTTGGTAACGTAATGCCACTTCAGATATCTGATACCACTGTAAACTTTACCGGTAACGTTACTGGTATGGGAATTACTGGTGGATATGGTGCTACTGGTCCTACAGGACCTGGTGGAACTCAAGGATTCTACGGTATTTTCTTCGATACTACCACGCAAACTAACGCTAGTCCGTCAGCTGCTAATGCTTTTACGCTCAATACGACAGTAGGAAGTTATGGAGTGTCTATTACAGATAATTCTAAAATAAACTTAGCAGCAACGCTTACAGTCAATATTCAACTTGTTGCTCAATTCTATAAAAGTTCACCCGGCGATGATGTTGTTCAAGTTTGGTTAAGCAAAAATGGGGTTAATGTAGTTGGATCTAATAAGTTAACAACATTAAATGGTTCTGGAGCAATTCAAGCAGTTACACTAACTTATCAAGTTAGCGCTAATGGCGGGGATTATTATGAAATATACTGGAGTTCGACTGACACAACAATGCGTGCGTTATTCCAAGCAGCAGGAACGCTGCCTAACAAACCAGCAACTAGTTCAGTTTCAGTTTCCGTGTTACCTATTTTTTACACACAAGCAGGTGTAACAGGTGCTGCAGGTAGTAGTGGTACTTCTGGAATAGATGGTAGTTCAGGAAGTAGTGGTAGTGCAGGATCTGCAGGAAGCAGCGGAACATCTGGAATTAGTGGAAGTGCAGGATCTTCAGGAAGTTCTGGGTCATCAGGTAGTTCTGGAACCTCAGGAACTAGCGGAACATCTGGATCAGCTGGAACCAGCGGAACTTCAGGAACTAGTGGTACTTCAGGAACTTCTGGAACTAGTGGTACATCAGGAACTAGTGGTACATCAGGTACTTCAGGATCAGCAGGAACTAGCGGAACATCTGGATCAGCAGGAACTAGCGGAACCAGCGGAACTTCAGGTACTTCAGGAACCTCAGGAACTAGCGGAAGTAGCGGATCAGCAGGGAGCAGTGGTAAAACAGGTTCATCAGGAACTTCAGGAAGTGCAGGTACTTCAGGAATATCTGGAAGTGCAGGAACATCAGGAACTAGTGGTACTTCAGGTTCTGCAGGATCTTCAGGATCTTCAGGATCAGCAGGTTCTGCAGGAACCAGCGGAACTTCAGGTAGTTCTGGAACCAGCGGAACATCAGGTTCTTCAGGATCTTCTGGATCTTCTGGAAGTACAGGAACATCGGGTAGTTCAGGATCAGCAGGTTCTT